TTTCTTGTGCAAGTAATTTTTGTTTCAGCTTATGTGCACTTTCCACGTCGACGCGGACGCCTTTAAATCGCATGTCTACTAGACAAGGAAAGAGTTGAGTTTCTAGATCAAATATCTCTGTTCAATTTTCTTTTTTATTTTCGGTTGATAATCGTTTGAATAAATTTAATGTTAAAGAAGCATCTTTTTCTGCATATTCGCCTACATATATTGCTGGTAATTTATATAATTCTGCTTTAGCATCTATGCCCCAGTTTTTAGCTATTTCAAATAACGTTGCTTCGCTTTTTCTTTCTCCTAAGTATTCCCAACTTAATGCATTTAATGTGTAACGCATCCTATTTTCATCAACCAAAGAAGCCATAACCATGGTATCCACGATATATCCATTGATTTTTATTCCATAAGAACGAAGCCAACAGACATCATACATGGCATTATGAAATATTTTAGTTGCTTCGGTTGCGCAAACATCAGCAACCCAACTTAAAATTTTTTTCTTATCTAGATTACCACCACCTTCATGTCCGAAGGGATAGTATTTACACCAACCATCCACTGCTACAGCAACACCAATAATTTCTCCGTTACCTATAACAGCACCCGATCCTTTTGATTTTAAATCGGGATCCTTAGTTTCTAAATCTATTGATATAAGTTTATATCCACTCAGGTCTGGAAAATTGTCCGGGGCTATCCATTCGGTTTGAGCCTCGAACATCATGTTCTAGCTTTCCACTTTTTATAACCTTCTGCCCATGTTTCCTGTTCTTCTTTCTCGTTGTTGTAATCTCTTTCAATAATCATATCTATAAAATGTTTAGCTTTTAACAAATCTTGCTTTCCTCCTTTATCTTGATGTCTTAAGATATATTTAATAACGCATCCTTCGGGATAAAGCAACTTATTTTCGACGACAAAGTGACTTGGCTGAATTTTATATTTTATGTAATGTTTCCCACCGACCTGCTTTTTCCATACGCTCATATTTGATATCCATATTCTCCTGACTGATTAACAATGTATAAGTTTTCGAATGTTCGTGTGATTCCTACAAAAAATAATCGGTGTTCTGGACTTGGATCTTTTTGATAAGCATTAAAACTATTGTAATCAATATCTAGCATTAAGACAGTATTTTGTCGCTCGTCACCTTTGGATCCATGTATTGTAGATAATTTTATTCTAGGTTTAGCTTCTGGAGATATATCTTCATTGTTTTTTTCCATAGCTATTATAAAATTTCTTTTTTTGTCGTTAATTTTATCTAGTGCTTGTTCCCAGCTGCTCGTTGCTAGCAGACCGTGCTCGTTTCTTAAGTCTTCGATATTAACTAAATCTTCAATGACATTTTTTAAAGAGATACCACTACCAAAATTTCGTTTTAAATTTCCTCCTTTAACCGTCATAAAGGCGTACATTTTCTGTGCTAATTTAGCCGGCACGAGTTGCCCTTTGTTTAAATTTCTCCAAGTACTGATGGCCTGTAGCAAGTCTATGTTAACTAAATTATTTCCTTTTTTACTCCCGTAGTAGTAACCTTTATCTTCAAAAAAATCTTTTAGTGGCTCTAACATTTTATTCGTCCTGGTCATGAGCATCCATTTACCTTTGCTGTAATCAATTTGTTCAAAACTGGATACCCAGTTTACTGTTCCTTCAAAATCTCGTGGTTTCCATTGCTTAGGAACCCTTTCGTTTAAAGGAATTTTGTTTAAAATTTGTTTTGCTAATTTTAATACTTGTCTTGGAACTCTTCTTGATTTTATTAGTGATTTATCGACTGTTGTATTTTCGTCTTTATGAAGCCTTATGAAGTGTGTTGGATTGGCACCTTGAAAACCCATGATAGCCTGGTCATCATCTCCTGCTATATAGGATCGTTTAGCATTGGATTCAATATAGTGAAACATTTCCCATTGAAGGTTATTTAAATCCTGAGCTTCATCTAAAAACACGGCGTCAAATTGAGGACATTTTTTATTTTTAATAAATAAAGAAATCATATCAATGAATTCAAACATTCCTGTTTGTTTTTTAAATTTAATTAGGCATCGGTTTAAATAGTCTAAATTTGAATAACTAATATCCTGTAAGTGTTCTTGTAAACCGTACTGATTTTCCAAAGATATCTTTCTACATTTAGCTAAATTGATAAGCTTAATATAATCATTACCATAGATCATATTCCCATCTTCCGTGGCATAGGTTTCAAAGTTTAAATTTGCAGCCACACCGCCAACGTAAGTTTTAAAAGCGTCCCATTTCTTTCCTTTTAAAAGTTGAGTTTTGGTGTCGATGCCGCATTCTCTTGTTCCTAAAGCATGCAAAGTACAAAAATATTTTAAATCTTCATCGTAATCAATTTTACTAAATAGTTTTGTGATTCTTCCCACGGAAACGTTAGTGGCATTTTTACTGAACGTAAAAAAACCAACTTTTTTCAACGGTGTTTTATGTTTTTCGACTTCGTCCTTTAAATATGTATTAACGAGTCTATAAGTTTTTCCTGTTCCAGGAGGTCCTGGTATAATCGTTCTTTTTATCATTTTACAAATGGTGGTCTTTCTATTGGTGGTGGTTCATCCTTTCCTTTTTCTGCAGTAAATGCACTAATAGACACTACCTTAACAGTTTTTCCTGCAATACTCAAATTGTCATCTATTTTTGCATCAAAGAGTTCTTCAATTTTATGTAATGTTTTATTTCTTTCCATTATCCAGGATCTTGTATTTTGTAAGTATTTCCAAAAGTCTTTAAATTTAAAATAAGATCTACCTTCATCAGTCCAAGACACTCCTCTATTAATATCTGTTTTCTGTTTCCCCGCTGCTCGATCCGTTGTGAAATTTTCTAGATGCTCTTCAAGTTGCTTTTTAAACGTTAAACTTTCTGGAGCTTTTATTTCTTCAATCCCTTTCATTAAATTACTAATCACTTTACCCCATATAGGTTTAGAAACATTAGGAAGTTTGATTCTCATCTGCTCCATACATGCTTCATCAAATAAGTCAAAATTTCTTAATGTCTTAGTATCCACTTCTACAGTTTTACCTCCAACGTTAACAAACCATATAGGTGGATCTGATGTAAAAATTCTTAAATTAGAAATATCCGGCATCAAAGAACCATTGCCGATTCCAAATTTTCTTGTTTGACATGTCAAAGAATCACAATAATTACAAATTGGTTGATCCTTGCATTTATATTGATAATCTTTTTTATTAAGCGAAGAAATGGTTGTCATCACTTGTTGTGGGCTTAAAGGTGGCTTCATAAATCTTGTATTATAAGTTCCTAAATCTGTTTGCCATGTATCGGAATTCGCTTTCTTAAGATAAACTCCAATATTATAGAGTCCATTATTTCTTGTTCCTTCAGGGAAGCCTTCCTTGCATAGTGTTTGTAAACAAGGAGGACCATCCTTGATATTTTGTTCTCTCTCTCCCTCTATCTTTAATTTTTCGAATTTATCTTTCGTTAATCGGTATTTAATATACAGTTCTATGAATTCTTTTAGATTTGCTGCTTCACCATTGTCTTTAAAAGCGTATCGCGTTGTTTTATCTCCTGCGTGATAAGGCAAATTCAAAAAGCTGCCTGTATCACCTCTCTCTATCAGTATAAATTCTTGTTTAGGAAATATTTCACATTCAGAATAACCTAAAGATGCAGCCATTCTTTTTAATTTAGACCTCATCAATGCAGCTTGAATATGTTCACTTGCAAATAAAAATACATGTGCTCCACCAGACTTAGATCGACACACAATCAAAGGTAAATTCTTTTGTTTTATTTTTTTTATAAATTTTTTATGGTCAAAGTTGTATTGATCAATGTCAATACATCCCCATTTACATAGACTTTGTTCATTAATTGGAATAATACCTAGTGCAGGTTCCTTACCATCTAAATGATTTTGCCAAAGAATATCTGTTACTGTTTTTCTAACAGTAAAAGGTTTCCCTTTTTGCTTACCATTTTCAGAGTAAGTGTTGCTAGGTATATACTGTCCATACGCACAGTTTAATCCTTCAAATATTTTTTTAAATCGGTCAATCATATACATTTTAGATAGGGCGACTTAAGTCTCCCGCTATCGCCCCATCCTTCCAGCGCTTGGAATTCTATTTTGCGCTACCGTTAACCGATGAGTCCCCTCTACGACAACTTTCGTAAAAGGTTTTCGCTCTTTTGTAAACATTGGCATCTGTAACTTCACCAATTTTTACAATGTTATAGCCATACCATTGATTTCCTTTGCCGGTATTCTCGACAGAAGATATTTTATAATAGTGGCTAAACGGAGGCGGTGTGTAAGGACCGTCTTTACCATTTTTAGTTATACTCATCATCATTGAGTTCCATTTTCTAGAAACTTTTGACTGTGATGAATACATTGAGATTAAAGCCGTCTCAGCAGAATTGCCATCAGTTATGATAACCAAATGTTGAGAAGTCTTTTGAATATAATTACCGTTAGGTAATCTATCCTTCCCATTGGCATCTTTCGTAGT